ATCTCTTAATATAGCAGTATCTAAAAATGATTCATTTGCAACCATGTTTAGATAGTAGGCATTGTAATGTGTATTGTAAGCAAGAATATCCAATAGAATATTCAGACCAGAACCCTCAAAGTCATAGTCTGTAAATTCAGATTGTTGATTTAAAAATGCTTTTAAATTATTCTTGATTGTATCAAAATCAAGTTCGGTAACTCGTAAACGGTCTGCCATATTATCTAATCCGTTCTAGGAAAAAATTAATCGTAATTGGATCTAAACTATTAATAACAAAGAATTCAAGTCTTAGTTTGTATCCATTATTGTCTGGATCGGCAATTGCATTAATTTGATTTACTTGAGCTCTTGGCTCAAAGTTTTCAATTGTCTCTACAACTGCTCTTTCTAATTGTGCTGCTATGATTGTGTCGATATTCTCAAACAAAAGTCTGCGAATACTACTACCAATTTGTGGCCTAAATGGCCTTTCGTAGTGATTGGTAAGAATTAAATTCTTAACCGAATTGATAATAGCATACTCATTCTTATGAGTATTGATATCTTTCCGGACTGGATGAATGGTAAAGTTCAAATCCAAGTCTTTAAAACTGCGAGGTGATTGTATATCTACTTGAGCCATGTTCTATTTATCTCATCCACCGATAACAACTGTTGCAGAGCCAGTTTCAATTATGTTAGTTCCTGCACTATTAGTATCAAAGTGGCCGCCAGTTCCTGCATCTCCGGTATCAGCCGTATCACCTATACGAGCTGCGCCATTTGTACCATCATTCAAATCTATTAGAGGTGCATTAATTTTCATTTTTCCAGCAGAACGAATATTGCAAGTTCCACCTATATCCATATCAAAGTTACCTTGAACCTTTAATTCTGCATTGCCTTGAATTGTGACTTGACATTTACCCATAATGTAAACTTTGTCATCACCCATAATAATTTGATAATTATCTTTAGTAACTTTCTCTACTCTACTGCCATCAGGGAACCATTCAATAAAACTACCACTTCTATGAGCAATATGAACTCTCTCGGCACCTGGAGTATCATCGAATTCTAATAGATGCCCTGATTCTGTATCCATAACATTGTTGTATGGATATTTTGTAGCATAAGAAGTTTCTGGTTCATTCCATGTTGATTTTACAGTAGGAACAGAAGTTACTTTATTAGTCTTTCTTTCTTGAATGAAAGTATTTATAATTGTATTTGAATCATTTCTTGCAATTCTTGATGTTGATGGTTCATCAAGAAATCTAGGATAAGATTCTGCTTGTGTCTTTTCTTCTATTTTTATTCCAGAACCATCGGTATTGTATGTTTTATTTTTTGGTGTTCTTGGAGAAGATTTTAATTCTGCATCACTTCTAGGATCAGAAAATGCTTTTTGCCTGTCAGCAGATTTTAATGCTATGCCTGGAAGTATTCCCATAACAATTGGTTCTTGTGCATTTTCACCATCAGAGAAAAAACCAACAGCCATATCACCTTCTCTTGGTGAATATACACTAATGTTATTTGTTGGAATCATTGGAGTTGCCCAAGGCAAATCTTTGGTTGGTAAATTCATCTTATCATCTGGATGCCAACCAACTGCTCGTATCCTCAAACGACCCATCTTTAATGGATCATTTCTATCTTCTATTATTCCAACCCACCAGATAAAACCATCTCTACCAGCAAAGTCTTTTGTATCTTCCATATTATGTGTATGCTAAAATTGCGTTTGTTTGTTCTGGATTACTTGATGGTATGAATTCATTATTCGTAGAAGTAGATGCTACTTCAATAATAGTTTCATGTTTATCAAATCCAATAATGTGTCTGGTTGCAACAATTAAATATTTACCACTAACACTTGGATCATCATTGTCATCACCATCTTCTTTAATACCTTGAGATGGTGCCATTACATTCACATTAAATCCGGAAGTCAATTGAAAGTTTCCCGGCATAGCAATTTTTAATCTTTTTGCCATTAAGTTTGAGATGATTGCTTTTCTTTGAAATAAATAATCTTCAATATTATCGACTTTTGAAATTGATGTTGGATCATTTTTCTTAATATATTCACTTAATTTTTGAGCTATGCCAAAAATGCTTACTGATTTTTTAGAATCAAATGCTTGTGTATTTGGTTTACCATCTCTATCAAAAATTTCTGAGAAATCTGGATTTTCATTTGCATTTTTCATTTTTGTATAAACATCACCAAAACTAATTTCTTTCTTGGCAATTTGTCTTGTGATTGGATCAAAACCTAAAAATTGACCAGCGTTTACACCATCTCTTTGTTTTTTGAAACTATCAGACTGTGAAACAACTTCAAAAGCTCTTGCACTACCAATTTCACTAAATGGATTACCTTGTTTTGTATTCTTTGGTTCAAACTTAATATCTAATAAATCTTCTTGTGTTAATAATGTTGATAGTGATGCAAAGTTATATCCAACTGCGTTTTGAAAGAACATAAAATTTGGTGATTGATTAATGTCAACAGCTCTTTTTGAAATCCACTCAATTGCCTCTAATGGTCTTAAATTTGGAATTGGAAAGTCTCTAATGCCATATGAGTTCTCATAAACACCACCAGATTCACCCGCAGGTATCTTCAAATAATTTTCCATTATCTTTTGCACGGCATATGAATAAGTGCCACTATAACTTTGATTAATTTTTTGTCTATCAGAGTAAGTCAATTCATCTGAAACAAAATGTAAAATATACATTTCACCTGAAGAACCTTCTGCTTTTCTGTCAGTCTGTCTTACAATTCTAAATGCCTTTTTAAAGTTTGCAATATCAGAATTTGGATCTTTTGAAATGTCAATCAATATTGATTCTGAACCATCAAAAAACAATTTACCAGAAAGTCCTTGAGCATCTTTAATTAATATTTTGCCATTCATTACAGGCAAAAATAAAGAATCGAAAATATTCAACTCTTCAAAAATATTTGATATGTCAATGTTTCCGTTTTTTGTTACAATGACCAATTCATTAACAGAAAACTGCGTTGACTTTTTTACTTCAAATGTCATAATTTAATTACTCGTTTAAATTCTTTTTCAACATCAGGAACAAAATCTTTTTTCAATAACTTAATTGTTCTTTTGTCTTCATTAGTTTCCATCTCATAATCATAATATGTTTCTTTTTCTTTTGTTATTGTTTGAACCGTTGTTGTACCATCGGCAAGTGTATATGTTGTTGAAGATGTTGTTACATTCGCATAAGTGTTAGCATCAACTTCAATTTTTTCTTCTATTGTTGTTCCCTGAGGTGTCGTATCAGAGGTAACTCTTTTGATAATTTTATAATAAGATTTGACATTATTTGTACTCATCGACCAAGCAAGTCCAGTTTGAACTGTTGTATTGGCAGCACCATTTGCAGTATATTTTGCATCAACAAAATCAATGAATGTTTTATATGGCATTGGCCAATCAAATTGTGGGTCAATAATGTCATTGAACAATAAAACAATCCAATGTCTTTCTGGATTGCCATAATATTTACCGGCAATTATTTCCGGTGTGTCAGACTCTTGTATATTATACTCATAGAAAGCAGAACTATTTTCTTTGAGTTTAGATTCAAAACCAAATCTTGCAATAATGTTGGTTACAGTATCTAATCCACCTGTATTATTATTTGCAGAGTATAATGTTTTTGGAAAGTAATTGAAAAATTTTGCCATTATTATGCCTCATATTGGTTCTTGAGTATCAGAACTTCTATCGTTTCTAAAATCTGCTTTTGTAAGATATGTAGTTTCTTGGAATTGTAGTGTTACTTGAATTGCAACTGGCATACCTGTTCTACCCAAAGACGGAACATTCTCACCTGGAACTTCATAAGCGGTAAATCCATTTGGTGCATAATTAACATCCATCGAAGTTAATACGCAAGTAGAAATTGGTGGAATGTTTGGATTTTGAGAACCAGCATAATAGAATTTAATATCAAACTCTGATGGTGGAACTAAAAATCCTTGTGTATCTTGTATCAATTCTGGTGCTTGATGAAATCTTAATCTCTCAATAATTCTTTGTGCTTCTAATGCTTCTTTTTCATCTCTTGGATAAAAAGTAAAATCAAATTGAAATGTTCTGAAGTTTGGTGACTTATAAATCATCTCAAGCATTGGATTCTGAACTTTACCAGTAACGGCAGTAAATCCAATCTTTGCAGCTTCTGGACTACCAGTAATTTTACCCAAAGTATCAGCGAGTTTTTTACCAAGAACATTTGCACCAGATTTCGCAAGTGAAGCAGCAGCTGCAGAACCACCTTCTGTTTTGTATTCGTCAGCTGCTGATTTTGCAGCTGCTGCAACTTGACCCAACATTTCACCA